ATGTGTCGAATATACAGCAAAAGAAAAGGGGGCACAAGGCCCCCTTCTTCATCAGGTCGAACCTGAAGAACCCCACATACCGAGGGGATCAGACCAGCCGAAGCTGTAACGCTCGCGGGCCTTGTAACGCACGTTACCAGTGTCGAAGTCGCCGTCCATGCTGTTTTGCAGCGGTGTACGAACGAAGTGCTTCAAACCGTTAGGCACGTCAGTGGTCAAGAACCAAGCGCTAGTGTCTGTCAAGAAGTGGTTGACAGTGTAGCCCTCAGGGATCGCACCCATTTGCTTGATCGCGTTGATGTCGTTGTCAGCGGTAGCAACACGCAATTCGGTGTCGAGCAAACGCTTGGCAGTGAACATCAGTGCTGGAGGCACGATCAATTTCTTGGGTTTAGCGGCGATCAACAGACCACGTTCATCAGTCCAAGCAGCGATCTGAATCACGGCGGCTTCCAAAGAAGTCTCGTTCAGGTCAACTTGGGTGGTTGGTGTGTTGCTGTTGGTGCCACCAGAGATCAAGGGGTGTGCTGAGTTGAACAAAGACACGCCGTCGCCACCGGGGTAGCTAGAGCTGAAGCCGTTGTTCAAGACTGCGGCAGCCTTGACTTGCTTGGTGTATGCCATAGCACGGGCCAAAGACTTGGTGTAGCGAGCAGACAAGCTGTCGTACAAGTTGTCTTCGATCGCTTCTTCAGTGATCGAGAAACCCAAGGCGATGGTTTCGTGTGTATAGCGGGTAGACCATGCTTCCTGTGCGTTGTCGTACGCGATGGCAGAACCTTCGTTCTTCACCGGTGCGGCAGAGAAGCCAGAGAGCTTGGTTTCTTCTTCAAACGAACGCTCAGAAGTCTCGGTTTCGTAGATTTCTTTGTGTTCTTCGCCGTAACGAGCATACTCAAGACCGAACAAAGCGTTCAGACCGGGGAGCAACTCTTTCAGCAGTTGTGCGCGTGAAATAGCCATGTTTTACTCCTTATCAAACGCCAGTTGGGTTGAGGTACTGATGACCGCCAGTCAGACCGCTAACGTTTGCAGCGTTCCACTTGACGATGAATTCACAGAAGTTGCCAGAAGAGTTGGCAGTATCAGGAACCACATCAATAATACGAATTGGCAATGTGTCGGTAGTTGTACCACCAGCAGCGCTGTAAATAGCGACTTTAGAGTCACCAGTCACAGTAGAGCCAGTGTTCTGCACCAAAGCAGCGTTGGAACCGATCATTGTGCGACCCAAGAAAGCAGGGGTCAAGCCATTACCATCGGCAGTAGTGCCAGCGACCAAAACAACTTTGAACAGTTGGTCAGGATCATCAGCAACGAAAGCCAAGATGGTTGAACCACTCTTAACTGCCAAGCTCGCAGGGTAGTACTGTGAGAAGGTCAGTTGGCCAGTGGTGGCGCTTGTGTACTGACAGCCCATGAACACGCCCACGGGGGTCGCGGTCGAAGTGCCAGTATCTTTTTCAATAGTGCCGCCGGACACGAGCTTCACCAAGTCACCGTAAAAAATGCTGGTGCCGTAGCCGGTACCAGTAGTGTTAGCGATGACGAGTTGGCGAGTAGCGCCAGCAAACACCTGACCACCGATCAGATTGATCGGCTTTAGCCCGTATGGGGCGTCAACGGTAGGATATGCCATTTAAGACTCCAAAATTTATGAACCAGAACCGAAAGTAACCTTCGTCTTCTTTTCTGAGAAAAGGGGCATACGAGGGTCATTTTCACGAAGAAAATTGTTGTCCACGGATTCCATCTGGGCTCGGTTTTGGTCTTCGTAGTATTTCATACGTTGAGCCAAGAACTCCTCAGGAATACGGCAGAGCAACAGTCCACCCACTTCAATGCCACCCTTAAAGCGGCCTTCAGTGGTTGCGTGCATCATGAGCTCAGGGTAGTCCTCTGCTTTGCAGGGTTCGTAACCTTCGCGTAACTTGCTAGAAATGTTGCTGGGGTCAGCAGTGCCCATCGTGCTAAGACGAATGTAGCGATGCTTCCAACCGGGACGTTCATCTGGCATGGGCAGCGTTTCTGGAGGACGCCAAGCCTGAGGACGCATAGGCGCCTTCTGACGGGTTTCCAATTCGCGACTCAGACGATTTTGGGTTTGTGCTTCAGCCATTTCATTCACCTCTAGTAAGTAGTGCAACCTGTTTAGCGTATTGTTCTGGGGTAATCCCAAGTTTGCGAGCCAACGCAACTTGTGATGCCTTCAACTTCACGCGGTTAGGCGGGGTACTGCGGGATGCCGGGGCAACCACTGCAGCGGGTTTTGTTGCACGGCGTGGAGGTTCATCATCCTCGTCTGCCGGTTTCGATGTTCTTTGTGGAGGCTCATCGTCATCCTCGTCGCTCTGGTTTTCAAAAAACTCAGGAAAACGTTTCCGCATGGTACGGTCAACTGTGCGGAAATAGTCTTCCGTACCAATGTAGTCCGAACCATACTCTTTTTGTAGCTTCTTGTCAATGCCCATAGCAGCCATTGTCATTTCATCATCAACACCAAACCAATCAGCGTTGGTTTTTAACCACTTCTGAGTGCGGGGGCTGACTTTGGGCTGCTGTGGCTGTTGAGGCATCGAAGTCTCAAACTCACGGTCATCAACCTCGATTGGCTTCATGCCTTCGGCTTTGTCAAGTTTCAAAGTCGCCTTGGCGATCTTCTCTTGCGCCGCTACCAAGTCATCGGCGTTGCCTGCGTCATAGGCGTCCTTGTAGGCTTTCTTTGCCGACTCAAGTTCGATCTCTGCTGCAGACTTCGATGTCTCAATATAGTCCTTGCTACCTTTGGCCAGTTGCTGCTGCAAGCGTTTGTTTTCTTCAAACACTGTGCGTGCAAACTCCTCGGCTGCAAGACGTTCACGTTCAGCCTGCTCCTTGGCCCGACGTTCATCGTGGTACCCACGTGTGAACTTCTTGATGCGTGCTTGAACTTTCTCGTCGTATGACGCAAGCTCATCATCGGTGGGGTCCTCTGGAGGAGGCGCGGGTTTACGGCCACGATCTTCGGGTGGCGTGTCATCTTCAATCTCAAGCTGAAAGTCATCGTCCTTTTTAGCTTCAGCTTTGGCTTTCGCCTTGGCTTCTTTCTCATCAGGAAACTCGAAGTCTTCGCCTTCAAATTTTGGTAACGGCATGTTTTACTCCTTACGCTGCACGTGTGATACCACGGGGGTCTTCCACAACCGCTTCGATCGAATCGTCGTTGATGATTCGGAACTCACGGCCATGAATCTTCAGGCGGGTGCCTGAATTGGGGCGGACGATAACAAAGTCACCTTCCTTGCACGACGGACCGCTGGGGAAGCGCTTCTCGTCTTTGTATGCGTCTGGTCCAAGTTTCACAACAAACAACACCGGTGTGAGCATCTCCTCGCGCCAAATGTCGCCAGCAGATTTCACGATACCAACGTCACTGTCTGCATACTCTTCCATTGCTTCAGGCACAACGGTCAAGATGTGATAGGTCTTGGGGTCAGGCAACTGCTTTGCTTTCTGTTCGTTGTTGGCATTCAAGATGCCAGAAAGGTCCACAGCGGAAACGTCAAACTCACTCATCGTTCTTCTCCATTTTTTGCACGAGGTCGTTGATAACACTGTCTGCAAGGCTTAGTCCTCGGATCACCCCACAGATTTTTTTATATTCGTCGTACGTGTCCGCACGACTGGCAGCGATGAACGCTATCTGTTCATCGCGTAGTTTCTCAAGTTCTTTTTGAACTAAGGCTAAAAGTTTGTAATCGTTCAATCACGGTCCTTTTTCTGGTTGCTAGGCTGTTTACCCTGCGCAGCCCGTTGCGCTTTTTGCATGGCCATCTGAGCGCGGTGTTTGGCAGCGTCGATGCCCATACGGGTTCCTTCAATCTCGGTCTGACGATCGAGCTTGTCTTTGGCAGCGGCTGCGGTAGCCGCGACTTGCATGGCCGCGATTTCTTTCTGCGCGGCAATACGTTCTTCTTCGACACGGATACGGTCGGCTTTCTCTGCCGCTTCGATCTGCATCTTTGTTTGCTTGAGCTGCAGCTCCTGCATTTTGATCTGCAACTCTTGCTGCTGCATCTGCACCACAGGGTCCTGCATCTGTTGCTGCGCTGCTTGGGCTGCAGCTTCTTGTTTGTTCTGCTGCAACAACTGTTGTGACGCCATGGCTGCGCGTTGCGCGATCATGTCTGCCATCTCTGGTGGCACTGCTGCGTGTTCTTCGTTCTCGTCGTCCATCGGAGGCAGAGGCATACCCATGGCTTTCTCAACCTGCAGACGGTACTCGAACGCAACGTGCTCGTTGATGTGTGCCATCGCGGCAGCCATGATGGCTTGCGCTTGTGGGTTCATCTGCATGAGCTGCTGAATCTTGGGGTCTTGGATCGCGGCCATGTGCACAGCGATGTGCGCTTGGTGATTCTGCTCAACGAACGCTTTAACCGGCTGAGACGTCAACAGCTTCTGGTTCTCCTGCACAGGATCAACCGGCTTCATGTCCTCTTCGATCGGTATTAATTTGTTGGCGTTCTTGATGCCCAATACCTCAATCATCTGACGGTGCAACAGGGGCAGGTCATACAACTGTGGTGCTGTTTGAGCCAACTGCAGCGCAGCTTGGTACTGCACGATCTTCTGCGCCATGGTTGACGCGTTGGGGTCGCTCACAGGAATGACATCCACCTTGTCGTAGTCCGACTTCTTCGCACGACGTGAGCCTTCTTCTGGTGTGTAGTCGTACTCTTCTGGTGTGTAGTCAGCAATGATGACCTTCAAGAGTTTGAACTCTTGCTTCATGGTGAAGTGCATACGTGCCTGCACAGCACCCATCACTTTCAATGTGCGTTCCAAAATTGCCAAGGTAGTGCCGACAGGCGCTTGCGCACTCATGTCGCTCACCTTCATGTCACCCGCCGACGCGAACTGACGGCCTTCTTGAACGATGCGATCGAACAAGGTGTACAAAACTTGGCTTGGTTCTTTGTATGGCAACGGCAAAATGTTGTCGCGAATCGAACCGCTTGGGACGTCTACGTCTCTGAACTCACCGGGTTGGATAGGTGTGTCGTCGCCCTTAACTCGCAAGCCGCGAGATTTGAGTCCTCCGGGGAGATTTGAGAGCGTACCAGCATCGACGAGCTGACGAATGAGCATCGTCGCG